GAGCCGTACTGGGTGGAGCTGGACCCGGAGCGCACGGCCGCGCTCCGGAACGCGCTCGCCGGACCCGAGAGCACCGCCCAGCCCGCTCCTGTCGACCGGGCCGCCGTGCTCCGGGAGGCCGCCGACGAGATCGCGGGCATCGACTTCCACCCGAACGCCCGCGCCCGATCCCTCGACATCGCCACCGGGCTCGCGCATCGCCTCCGCCGTCTGGCCGGTGAGGCTGCCGCCGGGGCACACCAACCCGCCACCACCGCCGACCGGGCCGAGCCGGACCCCTCGCCCACCGTGCTGGCCGAGCTGGTCGGCACCATCCGCGACCTTCAGGCCCTTCAGCAACCCCTCGTTGACGCCCTGCGCCACATTCGCGACGACATGCACCGGGCGTGGCGGGGCGGCGACGAGTGGGCCATGGAGTGGATGAGCGACGTCTGGGCGGAACTCCCGCTCCCGGTCCGGGCGGCAGGCGGCGACGAGGACGCCGTGCACGAGCTGGCTGCCGCCGGGGCACACCACCCCACCGAGGCACGCACTCGGATCGCGGACGCCCTGGCCGCCGCCGACGGCTGGGAATGGGCCCCGAGCTTCGACAAGACCCGCAGCCCCAGCTACCAGGAGTTCCTGCGGCAGGCCGACGTCGCCCTTGCCGCGCTGGCCACCCCCGCTGTCCCTGCCGCGCCCGAGGAGACCCGTTGAGTGCCTACGTCACCATCACCTGCAACGCCTTCGTCCCCAACCTCGGACAGTGCATGACCGAGGACTCCCCACTGGGCGCGCCGCAGTACGCCACCAAGGCTCGTCGCCTTCTCCACCACGAGGGCTGGCGCCGTACCCCCGACGGCCGCGACCTCTGCCCCGAGCACGCCACCCGAGCGCCCGAGGAGACCCAGTGACCACCCAGGCCGTCGACCAGGGGGACGGCCGCCGCTGCGCCTGGTGCGGCGACCACATCGACCCCATCGACTGGTGCTCCTCATGCCGCGCTGCTCAGGCCCCGTGCGACTCGCATCGCCGTCTTCGTAGGCGTGCAGACGCCGCCTTCTGCGACTCCGGGTGCCGGTCCGCCTACCGCAAAGACACCGGACCCAAGATCACCGCACACAGGTATCGGTGACCAGCCCGGACTGAGGCCCGCCGCCACCACCCCGCCCCTGCTGCCGGGCGATCCCGGCCTAACCCGAAGGACCCACATGCCATTCGCCGACACCTGCACCCCGGCCGCAGCCGCCGCCCGGAACGTGCCCCACAACCCGAACCCGCTCTGCCGCGACTTCGCCCCCCAGCCTGAACTCGCCGTCTTCTGGTGCGCCAACTGCCGGTGGAACGAGCCGATGCACGACTCCGAGGAACAGCGCGCCGCCATCGCCGCCGAACTGGACCGCCTGACCCCCGCCTGACCGTCTGCTGTGTGGCCGCCCCACCACAAGCGGCCACACCCCACCCCCGGAAGGAGCACCCCGTGCCCGCTCACCCCAAGGCGTTCCAGCGGATCGCCGACCAGCTCGCCACCACCACCGACCCCGACCACCGCAACGAACTCCTCGACCAGTGGCTCGACTACCGCGACCAGGCCACCGAATGGGACGCCGAGCGCTGGGGCTTCGACCCCGACCGGTGGTGCGAGATCGAACGCGCCGCCATGCAACGCCGAGCCGAGGGGGCCCGGTGACCACCCAGCCCCGCATCCGGCTCGACGACCTCACCAGCGACGCCCTCGACCAGCTGTACGACCGCGCCGAGCGGCTCGAAGCCGGGGCCCGCGTCCGTTCCGCCCTCCTCGAAGAGGCCCGCGACGCCCTGGAGACCGCCGGTGCCCACGGCGACGACTGGCCCCGACTCGTACCGGCGATCGAGGAACTGGCCCGCCGCGCGGACACTGCCGACGCCGTTGCCGAGGGCAACCTGCGGCACGTGAAGCAGCTCATCACGGACCTCCGGAAGGCCGAGGCCAGTGTCCGCGAGCTGGAGGCCGCCCTCAACAGGGTGCGGGCCCTCGCCGACATCGCCCCCACCGGAGCACAGGGCCCGACCTTCGCCGCGATCGACCTCGCCATCCAGAACAACCTCCCCACCACCTGACCCCGCCGGCCACCCGGGCCCCACCCAGGCGGCCACCCGCACACCCGTCCCACCGCACGATCAGGAGCACCCGTGGACCTCTGCCAGCTCTGCGACCAGCCCGACACCATCAGCGGCATGCTGTGTTCCGCCTGCACCAAAAGCACCCTTCGGCACCTGGCCGACCTCCCCACCCTCTACGAGGAGCTGGAGGCCCACCTTGCCCCGTCCATGGCCGCCGGGCACGGACGCAGCAGCAAGGGCGGCCCCGCCCCCCTGCCCGTACGCGAGCACGTCCTCGACCTGAGGGCCGCCGGGGGCATCGTCGGAGTCCTGGAGGACTGGGAGGCGGCTGTGAGGGCCGAACGCGGCATGACACGGCCCGTCACCCCAGGCAGAGTTGCGCAGCGCATCACGCGGGCAGTCAGAGCCCTTACCGGGCACATGCCCTGGATCGTTCGCGAGTGGTCCCAGGCAGGGGAGTTCGCCACCGAGATCCGCGCCCTCACCCGTGACGTCCGATCCATCGTCGCCCCCGCCGTCGACACCGTGCGCGGCACCCGGGTGGGCCACTGCCCGGCCGTACACGAGGACGAGACGATCTGCGGTGCGGTGCTCCGGCTCGGCCACGGCGAGACCGTCGTGCGCTGTGACTGGTGCTCGACAGCATGGCCCCCGGCGACCTGGGCGCAACTCAAGGCGTGGCAGGACGAGGACCAGGCGGCAGCAGCCTGAACACGACGAAGCCCCCGACCGCGATCTGGTCGGGGGCATCCTCGTGCACGGGCTACTCCGCAGCCGGCCGCTTCTGGGTTCGCGGGTTCGTCACCCCGTCCGCGATCTGCCGCACCCTGCCGAAGCTGATGCCCAGCAGCTCCCCGATGGCCCGCAGCGTCATCCCCTCATCCCTCAGCTCCCGCACAGCCTGCTGCCGCAGCTCCCGCGCCTTGGACTGCCGGCCGGGCAGTTCATCGAGCAGCTGCGTCAGGCGCTGCGCCCGTTCCGCGGCGTCCCCGTGCTCACTGAGTGCATCGATGGCGTCCAGCACCCGTTGCACCTCCTCGTCCTCTGCCATGCCCGCTCCTCGTTTCGGGGGCGGCGCGCCTATCGCTTGTGTAGAGACCCTACTCTGTGTAGAGTCTCTGCACAACGAGGGGAGCCCGCCTCTCCTCAATGCACAACGGCCCCGGCAGGAGTTCACCGCTCCCGCCGGGGCCAGCCACCCACCTGATCTCACCAGGAGGACAGCCTCATGGATCGTATCCAGACCCCCGCCACCGTGGCACTCCCCACGCGCCTCGTCCTGAACTTCGACAGCTACGGCACCTGCTGGGGCACGTCGACCGTCGCCGACACGATCAAGGACATCGAGACCGCCGCCGTGTTCGGCCAGCAGATTGACGAGTGGCAGGCCCCGGACCGCACCGGTCAGATGCTCCGCATCGTGCGCATCACCGACCCGACGTTCCTTGACGACATCCTCGTCACCCCGCTCGCCACGGACTCCGACCCGGACATCGACGAAGCCCTCCGCCGCGTCCGCGCCCCCCGCCCGGCGGTGACCGCATGAGCACCGACGCCACCACCTTGTACGGCCCGCTGTACGCCCCGGAGACCGACGCCTCGTACGCCCTCCCGCTGGACATGGCGATCGACGTTGCCCGCGAGCAGCTCGCCGAGAGCGCCACCGCGAACATCCACGACCACCAGGCCCTGCTCCGCGCTGCGGTCCACCTGGAGATGCGTCTCCGGCAGCTCGTCGCCGCCCTCGACACGGAGGCCGGCCGATGAGCACCGACGCCTTCGACCTCGGCCTCCAGGCCCTCCTCGCCGCGCCGACCCGCGCCCACACCATCCTCACCTGCGTCGCCGCCGCCCTCCGCGACGAAGACCCCCTCGTTCCGCTGACCCTCGACGTCCTCAACGAGGTACTCCACCGCACCGCCCTCGTGCTCACCGCCGGGCTCCCCGACGTCGTCGCCGACGAAGCCATCGAACGGGCCGCCCAGGCCCTTCCGACCATCCACCCCGGCGAAACGCCCGACGCCTACGCCCTCCGCGTCACCCACGCCGCGAAGGGAATCTGATGCCCACCTGGCCGAAGGGCATCTCGCCCCTCACCATCCCCGCCGTGATCCTCTCCGGCGCCTCCCTCGCCTGGACCACCTGGTCCCTCGTCGACCTCCTCGGCACCGGCCCCATCGGCCTCACCGTCGCCGCCGGCGCCGACATCGTCTGGGCCTCCGTCATCGCCGCCGAAGCCCGCGGCCTCCGCATCGCCCTCCCCACCGAGAAGGACCGGAACGCGGTCCCCGTCATCGGGTGGCTGGCGCTCCTCGCCGTCGCCGGACTCCTCGTCTGGCACGGCATCAACACCGGCAGCCTCCCCATGGCCGTCGCCGGGCCCCTTCTCCCCCTCGGCGCCAAGGTCGTCTGGCTCCTCGCGCTCACCGACATGCGCGACCCCACCGCCCTCACCGACGACGAGCAAGCCGTCCTCGCCGCCATGGAGCGCGGCATGCTCTTCGAAGAGGAGCAGCACCGCATCGAGATGCGCCGCCGGGAGATGACCGCCGAGCTGTACCTCTCCGAAGTCGACACCGACTTCAAGATCGAGCTCAGCCGTCAGGACAAGGGACGCGAACTTCAGCGCCGCCGCAGCCCCCTGGAGCTCACCCCGTACCGCCCGGCTGAGCCCTTGGCTCACCGCGCTGAGCCCACACCTGAGCCCGCTGAGCCCCCGACCGAGCCGCAGCACTACCTTCACTCATCAACGCAGGTCACGGCGCCTGAGCCCCCAGCGGGCACGACTGAGCCCCAGGCCCCGTCGTTCGGGTTCTCCGCCCAGCTCACCGCCCAGCAGGCTCAACGGGCTCAGGCCGTCGAGAAGGTAGCTGAGCTCCTGGCTCAGGACCCCGGGCTCACCTCGGCCAAGGTCGCCGAACGGCTCAACGTCAGCGCCGCCACAGCAAAGCGGTACCTCCGCGAGGCCCGGCAGACATGACTGCCGTCGTCTGGATGTTCCCGGTCGCCGCCCTCGGCGCCGGGGCCATCCTCACCGCGCTCGTCGCCGACGACGTACCCCGCCTCCTCGGCACCCTCACCCTCGTGCTCACCCTCGCCGCACTCGCCGCGGCCATCCCACACTGAGGACCCCCATGCGCGTCGTCACCATCGGCGGTGTCACCGTCGGCCTTGCCCTGCTCCTCTGGCACCTCGTCACCTGGTGGCCGGGCACCAAGACCCTCCGCAGTAGCCCGGCCGGGCACGCCGGAGCCCTTCTCCCCTTCCTCGCCGCCTGGTCCTACGGCGTCCTCGCGATCCTCACCGTCGGCGGCATCATCGGCTGGATCGCCGACACCACCCTCTGGATCAGCAACTGGCTCGGGGACGCCGCCCTCGTCTGGGGCGTCGGCGGCCAGCCCGGCCAGACCGCCGGCACCGCCCCCTACCTGCCGCTCACCCAGACCGGGACCGCTCTCGTCCTTCTCCTCACCGTCGCCGTGCTCGCCGCGGTGAAGCGAAGCAGGTGGGGCTCGGACATCAAGCGCGGTGCCTGGTGCGGCATCTGCCTCGGCACGTCCGCCGGCGTCGCTGGGTTCGCCGCGGTGCCGCTCGCTCAGGCCGCGAACTGGGCCGGGGGCGCCCTGTACGGGATCGTCGCGTGACCCGGAAGCGACGGCCCGCGCCCGAGCCCGAGGAAGAGCCCGGCGAGGAACCGGAGGCGCCCGTCGAGGGCAGTCACGGGGCCGGGGTCATCACCGTCGCCGTGCTCGGCGCCGGGGCCGCAGCAGGGGTCTACGCGGCCTCACCAGAGGCCGGGGTGCTCGGCCTCTGGGCGGTCGGGGCGGGTGCCCTGTGGCGGTCGTGCAGACGATCCATGCCCAGTGCAGCTAACCCCGCTCCCCCACCGGGGGAGAAGAGGCCCTCTTGCAGTGAATGCGCAGGTCACACCCTGCTCGGGGTGACCCCCCTCTCAGGGCCCCAGAAGGGGATGTCGATCTTCAAAAGCGCCCCGCCGGACCGTCCGAACCACACCCACATCCACCTCGGCCCTGCAACCTGACGGCTGCCCGATCCGCCCGGCAACCACCCACCGAAAGGAACACCGTGAGCGACTACGACGAGATGACCAACGCCGACGTGATGAGCGGCGAGGAGATGCACGAGTACGACCAGGCCGCCGAGGCCCTCCTTGACGCGCAGGACGAGGAGCGGTGGGCCGCCGAGAAAGCCGCCGCCACCGACCCCTACGACGAGGAGCCGTTCGAAGGCCTCGCCGACGGCGAAGAGCGCTGAACCCACCCGTGGGCGGCCGACTCACTGCCAGGCGACCGGCCGCCCCGGGGCCCATCCCTCACGAGACAGGACTCGCATCATGGCACTCCAGCCCATCAGCATCGACGAACTCCGACGCCGCAACGAGACCTCGCAGCAGAAGCGAGCCGCCGAGAAGGCCAGCAACGACACGACGAAGAAGGGATGATGACCACATGGCACGCCGAGCGATCCTCATCGTCGACGGCTACACCACCAAGTGCAGCCGCTGCGGAAAGGGAGCACGTATCCAGGACACCCACCACACCCGACTGCTCTCCGGCTGGGGCACCCCCGACCCCCACGACCGGCCGTGCGGCGAGCCCTTCGTCGCCATCTCCACACTCCGCTTGGGGGTCACGGCAGACGACTTGCGGGCCTTGCGCCCCGACCTCCCCGCCTACGCGGCTGGCGACCTCCCGGCCGAACTGAAGGAACGATGAACGGCCGTTGTCACACCCCCGCAGTAGCCTGACCGCATCAGGCACCACCCACCCGGATCGCGAGCTGGCTGCCGCGCTACGGACCGAGCCCCGCCGTCGCCCCCGTCGGCGGGGCTCACCCACGAGAGGATGACCCCATGGACAACCTCGTGCAGTTCCTCCGCGCACGGTTCTACGAGGACACCCGCCTCGCCGTGTCCGCGCGAGACCCGTGGTTCGGATACGAACCCGATCAGCACGTTGAGCGCGTCAGGGAAGCGGACGCACTTCATATCGCCCGGCACAGCCCGAAACGGATCCTCGCCGAAGTCGACGCCAAGCGAGCGCTGCTCACCGAGTACGAGGAGAGGGCCGCCACCAGCTCCCCCGACCTGGTCGACCTCGGCCGCCTCCAAGGGCTAGAGAAAGCCATACGGGCACTCACCGCGCCGTACGCCGGCCACCCCGACTACCGGTCGGAGTGGCGTCCGTAGAGCACACTGGAGCCATGTGCCCCGTCCTCGTCGACCTCTACGCCGCCCACACCGCCACCGGCATCCGCCCCGGCACCCTCCGCGTCTGGCTCCACCGAGGCAAACTCACCCACCACGGCCACGACCACGCAGGCCGCACCCTCATCAACCTCAACGAGCTGACCAGCACGCCCACCACCAACGCAGCTTGACCAGCAGTCACAGCGGGTGTAACACTCAACCCGTGTTCGGCATGCCCGAACAACCCCAGCCCCCGCCACCACGGGGGCTTCGTCATGTCACAGGACGATGACACCCCCATCACACCACCCCCACATGTGGAAGCGTGGCGCCTTCACGCCACCACCCAGGGGGGACCATGTTCGGCAAGAAGAAGACCGACGACGAGAAGGCCGCCGCCAAGGCCCTCATGGAGCTCCGCCTCGCCTCCGCCGGCGTCGGCGGCATGATGGTCCGCAAAGACCCGCTCCGCTTCACCGCACCCGGACAGATGGACGTCCTCGTGGCCGGCGCCACCGTCACCATCGACCGTGGCGAAGCCGCGAAGCGCATCACCGCGACCCGCGTCCTCGCCACCGGCATCTTCGCCCTCGCGCTGAAGAAGGACGCCACACGACTGTTCGTCACCATCGAAGGCGCCGACGGCCGGTCGGCGATGCTCCTGGAGTGCCCCGCGAAGAAGGAAGCGGACGCCCGGAAGTTCGCCATGCTCGTCCACGCAAAGCACGGCGCCAGTAGCGGCACACCCACACAACTTGGCGGCAGTACGGAGGAGGGGTAGCGGCCCTCAGCGTCCGGGACCGGAGCCTGGCCGTCCTGCCGCCAACCACACGGCCCCGCCCGCACGGACGGGGCCTTCCGCATACCCGGAGGCTCACCCATGGCCGAACTCACCACCGAGAACGTCATCCGGCACACCCTTCACCTCGCCCCCGAGGAGCTCCGGGCCCTGCGCCAGGCCGCCAAGGCCGCCCTCGGCGCGTACCTGGACGCCCCGGAGGCCGACAAGGCGACCTGGCAGGCGTTCATCGACCTCGGTAAGCCCCCTACACGGGGCAGGGGCTTCGTGGAGCAGCACGCCAACCCCACCATGATCGGCACCACCCCAGGGCCCTGACCCCCTAGGCACCTCGCGCCCACCCCACCCACCCCCGGGGAGCCCCCCCATGCCCTCCCGGCCCCCTACCCGGTGCGCTGAGCCCGGGTGCCACACCCTCGTCCCCCAAGGCCGCTGCGACGAGCACAAGCCCATCCCATGGGCAGGCAGAGACGACAAGGCCGCCCGATACGGCATCAGCTCCGGCTCGTGGCGCGCACTCAAGAGACGCGTCACCATCCGTGACCATGGCTGCTGCTACCGATGCGGCATCGACCAAGCCGACGTCCTCGCCGATGACCCAGACGCGTCAGGGCACGTCCTCGACCACATCACACCGATCTTCGAAGGCGGATCAGCGACCAACATGGACAATCTCGGACTCTTGTGCACTCTCTGTGACGAAATCAAGAGCAAATCCGAGGCCCTGAGAGCCAATCAGGCCCGAAAAAAGGCCCGCTGAGCACGAAATGAGACCCAGAGAGGCCGAAATGCCCGCTGAGATCACCAAAAAGGTCCGCCTGAGCGTTGAAATCGACGGCCGAGACTGCGGATTCGACGTCGGACAGATCACCGTCGACGTCCAGGACGGCGCCGTCACCGCGTCGGACACTCGCGAGGCCCTCGCCCAGCTGCTCACCAAGGCCGCCGAACACCTCCGCGCCAAGCCCTCCGACTTCGCCCTGGCAGCCCCCTCCCAGGGGTAGGGGAGTCAAAATCTCCAGCCTGACCGCCACGGGACCCGGCGCCGTCAGCTCGGCGCGTGCGTGCACAGAATCGTGAAGGGGGGTCTACCCGATGGGAAGGACCCCACAGCCTGCCGCACTCAAGTTGATCAAGGGCCGGGCGCCAGGCAAGGACTCCGCTGGCCGCGACGTGAACCCCGGGCCCGCGTTCAAGCGGCTGCCCCCGGAGGCCCCAGCCTGGTTGTCGGACGAGGCCCGCGCCGAGTGGGACCGGGTCCTTCCTGGCCTGTCCCGCCTTGACCTGCTCAAGCCCGAGGACCGGGCGGCGCTCGCCGCTTACTGCGAGACGTGGGCGTCGTTCCGAGAGGCGACCGAGACGGTGGCCCGCGAGGGGCTGACGATCGACGCGAAGCAGGGCACCCTGCCGCACCCGGCCGTCGGGATCGCCCGGTCGGCCGGCCGTGAGCTCCGCGCGTGGGCTGCCCACTTCGGTCTGACACCGTCGACGGAGCAGGCCCTGGCGAGAGGGGCCGAGAATGAGCCGGACCCCGACAACCCCTTCGGGTAGGACGGTCCCTGCGGCGTACCTGGACGAGGTGTTGCTGGAGCGGCTCAAGTTGTCGCCCGAGGTGGCCTGGTACCTGGTCGAGCGGGGTATCCCGCTCCCGGACTGCCCGCCGCTCGTCAAGACGCCTGAGCCGCGTCTCGCTCCGGGCGCCGTGTTCGACGCCGACCGGGTCGACCGGGTCCTGCGCGCGTTCGAGCAGCTGCGGCACACACAGGGCGCGCTCGCCGGACAGCCGCTGCGGCCGGACCCGTGGCAGGTCGCGTACATCCTGGCGCCGATCTTCGGGTGGGTGCACTGGGACGACGACGCCGACATGTACGTGCGGATCATCCGCGAGGCCTACGTTGACGTGCCCCGTAAAAACGGCAAGACGACCCTGGCGGGCGGGATCGCGCTGTACATGATGGCCGCGGACGGGGAACCGGGCGCGCAGGTCATCACGGCGGCGGTGACGAAGGAGCAGGCGGGGCTGCTGTTCAAGCCGGTGAAGGCGATCGTGGAGAAGTCCCCGGCCCTGAATCGGGTGATGCAGCCGCTGGCCAACGTCATCCTGCACCCCAAGAGCGACTCGTACTTCAAGCCCGTCTCCAGCCTCGCGGGCGCGCAGCACGGTCTGAACCTCCACGCCGGGATCGTTGACGAGCTGCACGAGCACAAGTCGCCGGAGCTGGTGGAGACGATCGAGTCGGGTACCGGGTCGCGCCGTCAGCCGCTCATCTTCATCATCACGACTGCGGACGCCGGCAAGAAGGAGTCGGTGTACGGCCGCAAGCGCGAGCGGATCGAGCAGTTGGCGCGCGGGGCGTACACCGCGCACGCGGTGTACGGCGTGGTGTTCGCCGCCGAGAAGGACGACGACCCGTTCGCCGAGTCGACGTGGAAGAAGGCGAACCCCGGCTACGGGATCTCGCCAACGCGGGCGTACCTGCGGACGGCGGCGGACAAGGCGCAGCAGTCCCCGGCCGAGCTGGCATCGTTCCTGCGGCTGCACTGCGGGGTGCGGACGAAGCAGACCACGAAGTTCCTCACCATCGAGTCGTGGACGGCGAACGGGGCCTTGGTCGACGAGGTGAAGCTCCGTGGCCGCGAGGCCTACGGCGGCCTGGACCTCGGGGCGGTCAGCGACTTGAACGCGCTGGTGTGGCTGTTCCCCGACGACGAAGACGGGTCCCTGGACATGCTGGTGAGGTTCTGGACGCCGGAGGAGAACATCACCGACCTGGACCGCCGGACGGCCGGGAACGCCTCGGTGTGGGTTCGTGAGGGCTGGCTGAAGACGACCCCGGGCAACGTCACCGACTACGACGTGATCGGTAAGCAGATCCGCCGGGACCTCGACAGCTTCGACGTGAAGTCGCTGGGCTACGACAGGTGGTCGGCGACTCCGTTGACGAACGACCTGGAGGGCGACCGCGCGCCGCTCGTCGGTGTCGGCCAGGGCTACAAGAGCATGTCGCCCGCGCTCAAGGCCGTGCAGCGGCTGCTGCTCCAGGGCCAGCGGCAGGTCCGTGCAGGCGGTCGGCCGATGTTGCGGCACGACGGGAACCCGGTCATGGCGTGGATGGTCGACAACCTGGCTGTGGCCATCGATACCGCGGGCAACGTGAAGCCCGACAAGAGCAGCGGCGGCGACAAGATTGACGGGGTCAGCGCCCTGTGTGACGCGATGTCCGAGGTTCTCGTGCGGCCGCCCGTCCGTCGGTCGGCCTACGAAGACGGCGAGTTCGAAGTGATCTGAGAGGAGGCGCCCGTGCCCTGGTGGCGTCGCAGGAAGGCGGCCCCTGGTCAGGTCATCGACCAATCCGGTGCGCTCGTTCCCATCAAGTCCGAGGCTTTCGACGACCTGGCCGAACTCGGTCGGTACGTCACCCAGCACGGCATCCGGGTCGTCGACCCGGGCGTACCGCTGTCCACCTACACCGGGTCCGCGGCGGCGTTGAACGTGTGGGAGACCCAGCCGTCGGTCCGCAAGGTCGTGGACTACATCGCCCGCGCCCTGTCGACGATCCCCTGGCACGTCTATGAGCGGGTCTCCGATACCGACCGGCGCCGGGTCACCGATCACCCTCTGGCGCTGCTGCTGGCGAGCCCGGCCCCGTCGGTGCCGCCGTCGCGGCTGTGGCACTCGGTGATCGTGGACTGGCTGATCCACGACCGGTGGTGCGTGCATGTCCTTCCGAACGCAGACACGCCCTCGGGGTGGGAGCTGCGTCGGAAGCCGGCCCGGCGGATGCACGTTCTGGCGGACGACGACGATCAACCGGCCGCCCTGTACCTGGTCTCCTCGCGCGGGCCCGCACAGGTGGTTCAGCTCCCTGCCCCGTACCTGTTCGACCACGGCTACGCCACGAACGGCGCGGACGGCACGTCGCCAATGGAGACGATGCAGCAGATCCTCGCCGAGCAGTCCGAGGCGGTGGAGTACCGCCGGTCGGTGTGGAAGAACGGCGCCAGGGTGCCGCAGGTGATCGAGCGGCCGGCCGACGCACCGGGCTGGTCGAAGACGGCGAAGGAGCGATTCCAGGCGGCGTTCACCGCGTTCATGGGGCGCGGCTCGTCGGCTGGCGGCACGCCGATTCTCGAAGACGGCATGAAGCTGGTCACCGTTGAAGCCTTCAAGCCGGTGGATACGCAGGACATCGAGGGTCGCAAGCTCACCGACGCCGAGGTGGCGTCCTTCTACCACATCCCGCCCGAGCTGGTCGGGGCGCGGGAAGGCACGTTCAGCAACTTGGACGCGTTCCGGCAGATGCTCTACACCCACTCGGTGGGCCCGGACATCACGATGCTGCAGGACGTCCTCAACACCATGCTGGTGCCGCTGATCGCCCCGGGGACGGCCCTCTACGTGGAGGCCAACGTCGAGGCCAAGCTGCGCGGCAGCTTCACCGAGCAGGCGAGCATCCTGCAGACCGCGACGGGCGCCCCGTACATGGTCCGCTCGGAGGCCCGCAGCAAGCTGAACCTGCCGTACCTCCCGGGTACCGAGGAGCTGGTCACCCCGCTCAACGTCCTGGTCGGCGGCCTGGCGTCGCCGACGGACACGGCCCCGCCGCCCGCCCTCCCAAAAGGTCAGGGCCGCCCGGCATGAAAGCCGCGCGGCCCGAGGACCTCGGCACGTTCGCCGCCGAGCGGGACGCCTACACGACGGCGCTCACCGCCTGGGCGCAGAAGCAGGCCGATGCCCTGCTGTCGGCGGCTGGGGCGAAGGCGGACGGACCGCCGGACTTCTATGACCTGTGGGCCGCCCAGTCCCCGGAGCGCCAGGCCCAACTTGCCGCCCTCATGCAGGGGTACGGGTTCCGGCTGGCGCAGATCGGGGCGTGGGACGTCCTCGGCCTGTGGAACCCGGAGGCGGACGGGTGGGATCCGGCGGTCATGGAGGCATGGCTGGCGAAGGCCGCCGAGTCGCACGCCGCCGAGTACGAGCAGGCTGCGTATACCGCGGCGACGTCGGCTGTCACCGACGAGGGCGACTGGCGTGACAACCTTCGCGACGGCCTTGTCTCGTGGGTGACGTCTGCGGCGGTCCGCGCGGTGACCGCTTCCACGGAGGCCCGCAGCTTCGGCTCGCACGATGCGGCCGGCGCGTCCGGGCTCACGCACAAAGTATGGCGGACCGGGTCGAGCGCCCGGCCGGAGCACGCCCGCCTGGACGGCGACTCGGTCGAGCTGGGCCAGACGTTCGCCAACGGGCTGCGCTGGCCCGGCGACTCGCAGGGCCGGGCCGATGAGACCGCGAACTGCAACTGCCGCCTGGACTACACGCGAGAGGGGGGCTGACCGTGCCCCGTACCAAGGAATGCAAGGCCCGGATCAAGGCCGCTGGCCCCGCTGATGGGCTCGCCGAGGGCCAGTTCCGGGCGCTCGTCTCGGTGTTCGGCAACGAAGACTCCATGGGCGACGTGATCGCCCGGGGTGCGTTTGCCCAGGTCCTTGCCGAGTGGAAGGCGTCCGGCGACCCGATCCCGGTGGTCTGGTCGCACAAGTGGTCCGACCCGTTCGCCCACATCGGGAGCGTCCTGGAGGCGAAGGAGACACCGGACGGGCTGGAGGTCCTCGCGCAGATCGAGGACATGGACACCAACGCCACCGCGAAGCACGTGCACCAGTTGTTGAAGGGGCGCCGGATCAAGCAGTTCAGCTTCGCCTACGAGGTGGCCGAGGGCGGCTGGGTCGAGACGGACGACACCACCGCGCATCCGTGGGGCGAGTACTACGAGATCAAGCGGTTCGCCTCGCTGTTCGAGGTGGGGCCGTGCCTGGTCGGCGCGAACCAGCAGACCGAACTCCTGGCCGCGAAGGCTGCCGACCTCGCCCACTGTGCGAAGGCCGGCCGAGTCCTGTCTCAGACGAACTTCGACTCGCTTACCGCCGCGTACGACTCGATCGGCGCGGTGCTTGCCTCCGCCACCCCCGAGAAGAACCGGAAGACTTCCCCGCCCGCACCCGCGGCCGGGGGCACGCCCGAGCAGGAGACCGGCCAGCAGCCGGCCGAGGAGACCGCCGCCGCCAATGAGGCCGCCGCGAAGTCGCCCGCGCCTACGCCCGCCCAGGTAGCCGCATGGGTCACCACGCATGAACTGATGACCATGAGGAGTACAGGATGACGCTGCGCGAGAAGCTCCAGGCGCTGCTGAAGGAAGCGGCCGACATCGTCGCCAAGGCCAAGGAGGGCGAGGGCCGGGACTTCACCGAGGACGAGGTGACCCGGATCAACGAGCTCAAGGCCGAGACGGAGGACCTGGCCGCGAAGGTCAAGGCAGCCGACGACGCCCAGGCCGCGGCCGCCGCGATGGCGGGCAAGGCCGCCGACCGGCCGAAGCCGAAGCTGTCCGGCGTGAAGGACCGGCAGGAGGACGGTGACGCCGCCACGTTCGGCGCCCGGTTCGTGAAGTCCTCCCTGTACGAGGAGTTCCGCAAGCAGAACCCGTCCGGGATCGGTGAGGGTTCCCCCGTCGACATCGGGCGCGTCCAGGTCGGCTCGATGAAGGAGTGGCTCGGCGGCCGCAAGGCAACCGCCGCCCCGCTGCAGGTCGCCCTCGGCCACGTCGCGCCGATCCGGATGCCGATGATCGACCAGGTCGACCGGGACGACCTGACGATCCTCGACCTCATCAGCCGCGGCGAGACCGCCGGGAACTTCGAGTACCTCCAGGTCACCGGAGTCACCCGGAACGCGGCCGTCGTCGCGGACGAGATCCTGCCGGGCGACGCGAACGTGAAGCCCACCAGCACCATCCAGACGGAGCTGGCTGAGGCGAAGGTGTACACCTACGCCGACGGCTACGACGTCACCAACCAGCTGCTGTCCGACGCGCCGGCGCTGGCGTCGTACATGGACAACGAGCTGCGTTACAGCCTGGACTGGGTCATCGAGGACAAGCTCCTCAACGGCACCGGGACAGGCGGGCAGCCGAAGGGCCTCCTGCACACGACCGGTGTGCAGGAGCTGACCTACACCCCGGGCGCGGACGCCATGGCTCAGGTCAAGGCGATCCGGCAGGCGATCACGAAGGTGACCACGCTGCCCGGCGGCACCGTCACCGCGTGCCTCATGTCCCCCGAGGACGACGAGGCGTGGGACCTGCTCCAGGACGCCAACGACCGGTTCTTCGGTCAGGGCCCGTTCGGTCAGGGCCCCAACACGTCCTGGGGCCGCGCCCGTGCGCTGTCGCAGCGTCTGGCTCCGGGGACTGTGATCCTCGGCGACTGGCGGCAGGTCGCCCTCCTGGACCGCGAAGGCCTGTCCGTGCTGGCGTTCAACCAGCACAAGGACTACGCCCAGCGGAACCTCACCTACGTTCGTGCGGAGCTCCGCGCGGCCCAGGTCATCTGGAAGCCGAACCGGCTGATCGTCGTCAAGCCGGCCGAGGCCGAGGAGGACGAGGGCTGATGCCTGAGCACAAGATGCAGACCATCGACGGCATCCGCGTGCGGGCCGAGGACGTGGCCCGCTACCGCGCGCGCACGGCTCCGGCCGCGGGCGGGCAGGCGCCCCCGCTCACGGCCGCGCAGGCGGACCCCCGCGCGCAGGGACAGAAGCGGCAGCCCGACCCGAACGCGTTCGACCCGGCAGAGCACACCGTGCTCCAGGTCATCGCGCACCTGGCCGAGGCCGACGAGGCGGAGACCGCCCGAGTCCTGGACGAGGAGGCCAAGGGCGAGCAGCGCAAGGGCCTGCTGGAGCGCCGGGAGGAGTTCCTGGACGAGGCCCAGCAGCGCGCGATGGCGGGTCCCGGTGGCGGGGCCTGAGCCGTACCTCGCTGACCCGGCCGAGCTCGCCAACTTCCTGAACCTCCCGGCCGACGATCTGCGGCTGCTGGCCGCGCTGCGGGCTGCTACCCGGCGGTTCCGCGGCGCGGTCCGTCACCCCGTCTCTCTGGTCACCGACGACACGGTGTACCTGGACGGGACGGGGCGGTCGCTGCTCCAGCTGCCGGCCGCCCCGATCGTTCGGCTCGGCCAGGTCCTGATCGACGACGTCGTGGTGGACAGGGTGCGGGCGAAGCGCCGCTCGGGTGTGCTCCTGCATCCGGGCGGGTGCTGGCCGGACTGGGCGGAGATCGCGGTCACCTACGACCACGGGCACGCCGTCGTCCCGGAAGAGGTGGCGGAGGCGGTCATCGATCAGGCCCGTGCGATCTACCGGCTGGACCCGGCGATCCAGCAGATCACCACCGGCACCGAGTCCGTGTCCTTCGCGGCGACGGCGGCGGTGGGGATCACCTCGCAGTGGCAGGCGGCGGTGGAGGCGCACCGCCTGAACCGGGGGGACGACGCGTGACGATCGACAACCCGTTGCGGCGGGACACGGTCACCGTGGTCGACCGGGTTCTGGTCGGCGAGGACGACCGTGGTCACGACGTCTACGAGGACCGTGAGCGGGACGTACCGCACTGCAACATGCAGCCCGTCTCCAGCGCCGAGCAGAACGACGACCGCACGCAGGTGGTCACCCGGTGGCGGCTGGCCGGACCGCCCGGCATGGGCCTGACCGCCCTGTCTCGCGTCCGGTTCCGGGGAGTGCTGTACGAGGTCGACGGAGACCCTGGCGAGTACGGCAGCTTCGGCGGGCTGCTCGACCACACCGAGGCGTTCTTGAAGGTGGTGAGCGGATGAGCGGCATCAAGTTCGAGTTCGACGCGGCGTGCCTGCCGCAGATCATGCAGTCCGAGGAGGTTCGCGGGGCACTCAAGGCCGAGGCCGAGGAGATTCTGCCCCGCGCGCGCTCCCTGGCCCGCGGCACGATCAGTAACGAGTTCGCCGACGCCATCCGCGTGAAGGAAGAAGTCCGGCCGCGCGGCCGGCCGACCGCGAAGGTCATTGCCGACCGCGAGGACGCCGCGGCCCACGAGTACGGCGACAGCAATACCGCCAGGCGCCGGATCCTGGCCCGTGCCGCGCACACCCGTCCGCTGGAGAGCTGATGTGGCCGGACATCGAGCTGGCCGTGATGAAGGCGCTGCGCCCGCTGCTACCCGGGGTTCGCGTCACGGACGAGGTCCCCGCCAAGGTGGAGACGCTGCTGCCGGTGGTTACCGTCCAGCTTGGGCCTGGCGCCGACGACCGCATCACCGACATCGTCACGATCGACGTGCAGGCGTTCGCCGCTGACCGGGGCGCGATGTGGCGACTGGCCGAGCAGGTGCGGGCCGCGATGCTGTCGCTGTCCGCCACCTATGCGGGCGGCCTGCCCATCGACACCGTCGACACCGACCAGCGGCCCGTCGAGATTCCCTACGGCAACCCCGGCCTGCGGCGGGCGGTCGCCACCTACCGGCTCACCACCCGTGGCAGGACCGGCGCCTGACGCGACAACCAACCTCGCCCCCACCCGTGTGGGGGCTTCGTCATGAAAGGGGGCCGCGATGCCGGCCGCTGACTTCACCACCATGGCGGATCTGCGCACGTCGCTGATCCGCAAGGCTCTCAGGTACGCGATCTTCGCTGCGGACACCACGGCGGACACCGTCGCCAGCCCGTTCGACCAGGCAGGGATCCTTCAGGCGCTGCCTGCCGGGTACGTGCCGGTCGGCTACACCACGACCGACGGCGTCACCTTCTCCGGCGACCTGTCCAACAGCGACGTGGAGTCTGGGCAGTCCTCCAGTCCGACCCGGTCCGATGTCGAGACGGACATCCAGACCGCGCAGTGGGTCCCGCAGGAGACGAATGAGGCGGCGGTCGCTCTCTACGAGAACCTCCCTCTGTCCGGTGCCGACGCGCTGCCGGCCATCGGGTCCGCGACGTGGACGTGGTCCCGGCCGCTCGTCCCGCCGACCCTGTACCGGCGGCTGCTGTTCATCGCCGAGGACCTCAACAAGGTCACCGGGCAGCCGCTGTACATCGTCCGGCACTTCCCGTCCGCGCTGCGGTCCGGGCGCGAGGACGAGCAGTGGACTCGCACCTCGGAGATCTCCCGCGGCGTGACCTACCAGGCCTATGTCGACGAGACGGTCGGCACCGACTCGGTCACGTGGATCGACGGCCCGGGCTGGCGCGACTTCGCGCCGGAGGAGGACGAGGGCGGCGGCGCGTGACCGCTCCCTCCCGCACACCGGCACCGCGGCGGCGGCCCAGGGTGAGCCCTGCTGCCGCGGTGCCACCACCGGCTCACCCACCGGCCACCCAGAAACGAGAGAGCACGATGAGCAAGCCGAACCGCAAGCGCTACAAGATGTCCGAGGTCAAGGCCCAGATGGAGGAGGCCGTCGGTGGAAACGTTGTCGAGTTCGAGACCGACAAGGGCGACGTCCTGACCTTCCCCCACCCGCTGTTCACGGACGACGACTGGGACGAGAAGGTCGACGCGGCCGAAAACTCCCGCGCCAAGGCCATCGCGATCCTCGGGGACGAGCAGTACGAGAAGTACCACGCGGCCGGCCACGCGGACGGTGACATCGGACTGCTGATGCTGGCCGTGCAGCAGGACATGCAGGGGCAGATTAAGCGCCGCCCTACTCGGTAATCGATGTCCTCGGGGCCCACCCCGAGGCCGTCGAGGCGGACCTGATGCACCACTACGCGCCGCGCGACCCGATCCGGGAGTACTGGCGCGGGGAGATCACGCTGCGGAAGCTGCGGGTGATGGTGGAAGGTCTGCCACCTGACGGGGCGCTGGCGCGGGCCGCGTCCCGGTCGCCGTGGACGACGACGGAATACCAGCTGGCGGAGCTCCTGGACCGGGTCGGCCGGATGGAGACGGATTTCCGCAACGCCAACCGGTCCGAGAAGACCGCCGCCCAGGACTACCCGGAGCCCGTATGGCGGCCGGGTGACCCGTCGCCGAAGCAGAAGGCCAAGGCCGAGCGGAAAGCCGCTCGTGAGGCCCGTCAGGGATACCAGCGGATCGTCGCCATCGCGACCCCGCAATACGCAGAAAAGGGGTGATCCGATGCCCCGCGCCGGTGCTGTGTGGGTCGACGTCCTGCCGAACATGAGCAACTTCGGCAGGCAGCTCCAGCGCGAGATCGGGGAGCCCGTCGCCCAGGCGTCCGCCCGCGCGGGCGACGAGGGCGGCAAGTCCCTCATGGCCGGGATGAAAGCCAAGATGCTTGCCGGGGCCGCAGCTGTCGGCGTCGCCACCGGAGCCGTCATCGTCAAGGGCCTGGAACAGGCACTGGACAAGCAGAAGGCCACCGGCAAGCTCAAGGCCCAGCTCGGCCTGTCCGTCCAGGACGCGAAGAAGGCTGGTGAGGCAGCCGGGAAGCTGTTCACGGGTGCGGTCACGGAGTCCGTGGACGAGGGGGCAGCGGCGGTGCGGGCGACCATGTCCGCCGGGCTAGCCCCGCCGAAGGCCACGACGAAGCAGCTCGCGCAGATCAGCACCAAGGTCCAGGATCTCCAGACCCTGTTCGAGGTCGACCTTGGCCAGGCCGCGAACGCCGCCGGGCAGGCGGTCAAGACCGGGCTGGCGAAGAACGCCGACGAAGCCCTGGACATCATGTACCGCGGGTTCCAGGTGATGGGCCCCAGGGCGGATGACCTCGCCGACACGTTCAACGAGTACTCCACGATCTTCCGGTCCATGGGTCTGGACATGAAGACGGCCACCGGCCTGATGTCTCAGGGCATGAAGGCCGGCGCGAGGGACACCGACGTCGTCGCTGACGCGGTGAAGGAGTTCACGATCGAGGCCGTGGCCGGGTCCGACAAGATCCGTGGCGGGTACAAGCTCGTCGGCCTGGACGCCGACAAGATGTTCAAGATGATCGGCAAGGGCGGCGACTCTGCCGCCACGGCCTTCGACATGACGCTGGACGCGCTGCGCAAGGTCAAGGACCCGGTGGACCGCAACGCGGCCGCGGTCGAGCTGTTCGGTACGAAGGCCGAGGACATGGGGAACGCGCTCTACGCGTTGGACCCGTCCAAGGCGGTCGCCGATCTCGGCAAGGTCGGTGGTGCGGCGAAGCGTGCCGGGGACGACCTGCGGGACAACGCTGGTGCGAAGTTCGAGCAGTTCAAGCGGCGGGCCCTCATGGTCGTCGGAGACGCGGCCGCGAAGTATGTCCTGCCGCGCCTGATGCAGTTCGGTCGCGTCCTCAACTCCGACGTCCTGCCGAAGGTGAAGGACTTCGCCGGGTTCGTGGACAGGCGCGTCGTGCCTGTGGTCAAGGACGTCGGCTCGGCGTTCATGACCGGGGCCCGGTGGGTGAAGGAGTACGGGATCTGGTTCGCGCCGCTCGCCATCGCGATCGGCGGCGTGACCCTGGCCCTGTCCGCGAACGCGATCGCGACCAGCGTCACGATGGGGATCCTCGGGGCGTACTCCATCGCGATCCGTGGTGCCGCCGCGGTAACCCGCGGGTGGGCGGCCGCGCAGGCCCTGTTCAACTCGGTGATGGCACTCAACCCCATCACCTTGATCGTGATCGGTGTGCTGGCCCTGGGGGCTGCCGCCTACATCGCGTTCAAGAAGGTCGGCTGGTTCCACGACGGGGTCATGGCCGCCTGGACCGGCATCCGCACCGGCTGGGACTGGCTGTGGACCCGGGCCCTGAAGCCGGGTTTCGGGTACCTCATGGTGGGGCTCCGTGCGGTTGGTACGGCTGCATCGTGGCTGTGGACCACCGTGCTGTCCCCGGTGTTCGGGTTCATCGGGACGGCCGCGCGGATCCTGGTTACCGCCGTGGTCGTCGTTGCGCTCCTCCCGATCATCGCGATCTTCAAGCTGGTCGCGGCCACGGCGTCGTGGCTGTGGTCGTCGGTCCTCTCCCCGGTGTTCGGGTGGATCGGCGCCAAGGCGATGTGGCTGTGGGCCAAGGCGATCAAGCCCGCGTGGGCCTCCATCCAGGCCGGGGTGCGGGCAGTCGGCGCCGCCGCCAAGTGGCTGTGGTCGAACGTCTTCTCGCCCACCCTGACGTGGATCGGCGACAAGGCGTCCTGGCTCTGGTCGCAGAAGATCAAGCCTGCGTGGAACTTCATCCAGGTCGGTATCGGTCTCGTCGGCGCGAAGATCTCCGAGCTGTGGACCAAGTACGCGAAGCCCATCTTCCAGTGGGTGGGCGACAAGGCGTCCTGGCTCTGGGGCAAGGCGCTCAAGCCCGCGTTCGACTCCGGGAAGAAGGGGGTCGCGCTCTTCGCTGACGCGTTCGGTAAGGCGAAGGACGCGATCAAGAAGGCGTGGGACAAGGTCGAGGGCATCGCCAAGAAGCCCGTGAAGTTCATCATCGAGAACGTCTACAACAAGGGCATCGTCCCCACCTGGAACAAGGTCGCAAAGGTGTTCGGGGCGCCGACGATCGAGAAGCAACCGCTGGACGGATTCGCCCGCGGCGGCGTCCTCGCAGGCCAGTCGTCCTACCGGCAGGGCGACGACCAGCTCGTGCCGCTTCGACAGGGCGAGGGCATCGCGGTGTCCGAGGCGATGCGCGACCCGTACGAGCGCAAGCGGCTCCTGGCCGTCAACGCAGCGGCGATGCACGGGAAGTCCCTGCGCCCGTTCCAGGGCGAGGGGTTCGCGAAGGGTGGCATCTTCGGCTGGGTCAAGAACACCGCGTCGAAGGGTGTCGACCTCGCGAAGAGCGGCGTCAGCTGGCTCAAGGACGGCGTGAAGGCGTCGGCCGAGGCCGGGCTGAACGCCGTGGTGAAGCCCCTGCTGAACAAGATCAGCGGCTCCGCGTCGGTGTACCGGGACATGGTGACCGGCATCCCGAAGAAGATGATCAAGGATATCGTCGGCTACTCGGGCAAGGCCGACGCCGAGCTGGAGAAGGCGGGCATCGGCGGGAAGGGCTTCAAGGGCGCGCTGTCCTGGGCGCGCACGCAGGCGGGCAAGGCCTACCAATGGGGGGGCAACGGAGATCCCAGCTGGGACTGCTCGGGTTTCGTGTCCGCGATCGAGTCCGTGATCCGCGGGGAGAGGCCCCACCGCCGGTGGGCGACCGGCGCGTTCTCCGGGTCGACGGCCCCGCCCGGGTGGGTCCTCGGTGCCAAGTCGCCGTACATGATCGGGATCACGAATGCGGGCGTGGGCCACACGGCGGGAACGATCAACGGGATCAATGTGGAGTCCAGGGGCGGCGACGGCGTCGTCGTCGGCTCCCGCGCCCGGTCCTACATGGACCCGCTGTTCACCCACCGGTACGGGCTCCGCGGGTTCGCCTCCGGCGGCCGCCCCCGCAAGGGTGAGCTGGCGTGGGTCGGCGAACGCGGTCCGGAACTCGTTCAGTTCGGCAGCAGCAACTCCGAGGTGTACGACAGCGAGACGTCGATGCGGATGGCGGCTGGCCTCGGTGGCCTGCGGGGCTTCGCGAAGGGCACGTCGAAGGCGAAGCCCAGCAAGATCGGGGCGGACCTCGGGGCCTTCCAGAAGTCGCTGACCGGGTCGGCGTCGCAGATCGCCAGCGCGGCGAAGAAGCTGACGAAGGACCTTGCGGCGGCGGGCAAGGCCGGGAAGTCACTGGAGAAGTCGACCAGCGCCGCAGCGGCCAAGCTCCAGACGATGGCGAAGCAGCGGGACGCCTTCGCCGCGAAGGTGTCAGCGGCGAAGGGATACGCGGCCGACCAGAAGTCCACGATCCAGGACTACCTGGGGATGGCCAGCCTGGGCGACTCCACGTCCGCTGGGGCCCTCATCAGCGGGATGAAGGCCCGTCAGGCAACCGTCTCCGCAGTAGAGGCGGACATCGCGAAGGCTGCGAAGCGGGGGGCGTCGAAGGACGTCCTCGGGCAGATCATCGCGATGGGCCCGGAGGCCGGGGCCAACCTGGCGTCGGTGCTGGCCGGGGCGAAGTCCGCCCAGCTCAAGCAGATCAACGCCATGGTGAAGAAGGGGGGCACGCTCGCCGGGGCCTACGGCAACACCATGGCGGACCTGATGTACGACGCCGGGAAGATGGCGTCGAAGGGGTTCCTGACCGGCCTTGTCGCCGAGGAGAAGGCGATCCAGAAGGCCATGGCCAAGCTGGGCAACAGCGCGATCAAGGCGATCCGCAGCAAGAAGGGCATCGACGCCCACAGCCCCAGCCGCAAGGCGGCACGGGCGGGCGAGGACGTGGGGGCCGGAGTCATCGCGGGGGCCGCGTCGATGGTGCCTGCGGTCACGTCGGCCGCCGAACGCCTCGGTGCCGCGGCTGTGCCCTCCACCCTCGTCCCGGTCACGGCAGGGCGCACCGGGCAGGACCCGGCCGCGTCCCTGGACGGCATGACCGTGGCGATCATCCTGCCGGACGGCTCCCAGCTGGACGGCTACGTCGATACCCGTGTGGACGCGGGACTCGGCGCGGTGTCCAGGCGTCGTCGCGCCGGTACGAAGGGGAGGTGACAGGGTGCCGATGATCGTGGACCCGGCGGCGCCGCACATCACGCCGCCCGCCCGGGTCGTGTCTCCGGACGGGTATCTGGCCGCCGTGGTGGACGTGCAGTGGGCGGGGGTGGTGCTGGCGTATGACGCGACCAGCGCTGCCGCCGCCCCGAACATCCGCAGGCTGCGGATCACCCGTCAGGACCCTGGCGGGGTCGGCCCGGCGGCGGTGAGGTCGGCGGACCTGGCGTGGGCGGTCGACGGGGCCGGGACCGCCTACGACCACGAGGCGCCGCTGGGGGTCCCCGTGGCCTACACGGCGGTACCGATCTACGCAGACGGCACGGAGGGGCCGCCGTCGTCCGTGTCGGTGACGGTGCCCGCCCCCGTACCTGGGGCCCGGGATCTGTGGCTCAAGAGCTTGGACGAGCCGGGGTTGTCGCTGCGGGTCATGCTCACGGCCCGGCCCGAGCCGGTCTCGGCCGGCCGCCAGTCCAGCGCGGACATCCTCGGTTCCCCCTACCGGGTGCTCGCCTACGACACGCACGGAGCGGAGGCCCGCCAGGTCACCGTGGACGTACCGCCGGACCAGGTCGACGGAATGCGTGCCCTGCTGCGGTCGGGGATCCTCCTTGCCCAGGTCCGGCCCGGGTACCTGTGGCCGGACGCGTACTTCGTGCCGTCGGACATCACCGGGCCGACCCCGACGGGCCGCCTGGGGGCGTCGGGCGGGTACCTGTTCGGCTTCACCATCGAGCCGATCGATCGCCCGGCAACCGCTGATCAGCCGATGCGGATGCCGAACTGGTCCTGGGACGTCGTCGCCCAGCGGTTCGGGACGTTCGACGCGGTGGTCGGCTCGTACCCGACCTGGGCCGCTCTTTCCACGAACGGGACGGTCTGATGCTGCACCTGCCCCCCGAAGTGGTGGCTGCGCTCCCAGCGGCCGGGCGCCCGGCCCGCGCGGACTGGTCCCCGGACGGCGGCCGCACGTGGATTCCAGCCCGCGTCGGCGCCGCCCAGGTCACGCCGGACCGTACGGCGGAGTGCCGCTACAGTGCGTCCGCCGATCTCCTCGACGTTCCGGTCGGAGGCCGCGACGGCATCAACTCGGTGATCACCCAAGTGCGACTGTTCCAGGGCATCCAGGGGCCGCGGATGGACACCCCGTACTGGGTGCCCGCCGGCCGGTACGTCGTGGACGAGGTGTCCACGACCCGGCTCGGTGCCCAGGTGCAGCTCCTCGGCCTGGAGGACGTCATCCGCACCGCCGGGTTCCCAGTGGCGCGAACGATCGGGCCTGGAGTCGCGCGGGACATCGTTCCCGCTCTGGTCGCCGAGGCCCTGCCGTCCGCGGTCGTCGCCTGGCGTGAGGGCGTCGACGAGAAGGCGGACATCCCACGGTTCATGGCCGAGGCCGACCGGTGGGCGGCGCTGAGCACCGGGACCGACACCACCGGCGTCGCGACGGGGATCGCGTCCGCGCTGGGCGGGGAGATCTACGCCGACGCCCACGGGACGATCACCCTGGGTCCCGTGCCGACGCTGGCCGACCCGGTGGTGTGGCGGGTGCCGTACGGGCAGGCCGTGGTCGAGGTGGCCGAGACGCAGACCGCCGAAGGCCTGGTCAACTGCTGGGCGATCAGCGGTGACGGGGGTGACGGCACTCCGTCGGTCGGGCCGGTGCACGTGTGGGACGACGACCCGGACAGCCTGACCTACGCCGGACCGGACCCGGTGGACGACCCGCTCGCACCGCAGCGCCTCGGCCTGACCGGGGTGCGGGTCCGCGTCGACCGCCACACGTCCCCGCTGATCACGAGCACCACCCAGGCGACCACGGTCGGCCGGGCGCTCCTCGCTGACTCCCTCGGCATCCAGGCATCGCTCAGCTTCACCGCACTGTGCCACCCCGGGCTGGAACCCGGCGACGTCGTCGAGGTCGAGGTGGAGCCCGGCCGGTGGGAGCGGCACATCATCGACTCCTCCCCCTACACCCTCGGCTCCGCGTCGATGTCCTGCACCACCCGCACGACCGCAAGGAGGCTGCTGTGAGCGACGCCGCCCGACGTCTCGGCGAGGCCCTGAGCGCCCCGGTCCCGATCGGCGCCGGCACCGTGTCCGCCGAGGTCGTCGATGTCACCGACGAGGGCGTCAACGTTCTCATCGGCGGAGCGCTGATCCTGGACGTGCCGTGCCTGGCGTCCTACCGGGACCGGGCGCGCGGGGACTGGGTGGTGGTCCGTCCCGGCGCCCGGCCGGTCGTGCTGGGCCGGACCGCCCCCGACCCGGGGCCGATGGACGAGCCGGGAATCCGCGCCGTCGCGAAGGACGTCGCTCTGGACGAGCAGGTGGTACGGGCCGCGACCTGGGGCACCGGTACCCCCTCCGGTACCGGGTGGCAGCAGGTCCAGTCCCTGTTCATGCGGAAGACCAGCGCGGGGAAGGTCGAGCTGTACGGGCAGCTGGCCATCGAGACGGACCCGTCTCCGGGCACGCCCGGCGCCCCGGCGCCGAAGCCGGTCACGCTGACGCCCAGCAGCATCGCCTCGTACCGGGGCGGGTCCCGCGACGAGTCCCGCATCGACGCCTACCAGGGCGACTGGACCGGCCGCGGGAACCTCCGCGGCGGGTTCTTCTACGGGACGTCGATCGCCGCCGCGTGCGCGGGGAAGACGGTGGCCTCGATGAAGGTGGCACTGACCCGCGTGCGGGGGGCCGGTGTCAACGGACGCCGCCCCGTCCAGCTGTATCTCCACGCCTACACCAGCCCGCCCAGCGGCCAACTGTCCCTCGGTGACGGGCCGGAGCCGGTGCTGTCGCTGACCGCCGGGGCGTCCGGCACCGCCACCCTGCCAGCCGCCTGGCGGTCCGCCCTCGCGGCCGGTACCGCCCGGGGCCTGGCCGTCTACGCCGACGGCAGCACCAACTACATGGCCCTGACCGGCGGCAAGTTCACCATCACCTTCTCCGCATAAGGAGGGCGCCCTGTGGCGACCATCGGATACGCCGACCTGCCCATCCCCGGCGGCGGAGACGCCCCCCAGTGGCCCGGAGCCCTGGCCGCGCTCGCGGAGGCCATCGATCCGCACCTCGTCCAGCACGTCACGAACATCTCCCAGCGCGACGGCCTGTACGCGGACGCGCCTCTGCACACCCTGGTCACCGCCGACAACGGCACGGTGTGGATCAAGACGTCTGCGACCGCGAACACCTGGGGCACCATCTACGAACCGCTCGCGGCGTGGCGGCCCATCACCCTCGCCGAGGGGGTCACAACGGCCGGCGGGGAGACACCCGAGTACCGGATCGTCGGCAAGCGCGCGTCCGTCCGCGGGCGTGTCGAGCGGGTCGACGGGAACCCCTGGCACGGCTCGGGATCGGTGATCGCCCCCACCCCGACGGAGGCACGGCCCCGGATCCGGGCGACCTGGGCGGGCGGCCAGTCCATGACCGGCGACCCGGTCACCGGTGTTTGCCGCATCGAGTGTGGCTCGTCGATCGTCTGGCACTCCCAGGACGGGTCGGGTGGCCTGTGGGTCGACATCTCCGGCTCCTACTGGCTCGACTGAAGGGGGCGTCAGTGTTCACCTTCGGAGGCACACCCGCTGATGTCCTCACGGACAGCCAGGGCAACGTCATCCCCAACTACCCCGTTACGATCCGGGTGGCCGGGACCGGGCAGGCTGTCACCGCCCTGTACGAGCTGGACGGCACGCCGATCGGGCAGCTCCGCACCAACTCGGCGTCGTCCTCGACGCCCGGTGCGATCCGCTCGTTCCGCGCAGACACGGCGGCCATCGACTACGAGTACCTGGACATCACCGGGGCTCCCGTCCGCTGGTACCAGGCAGGCCGTGAGCTGGCCACGACGGCTCTGGACACCGCGCAGGCCGTCGCCGCCGCCCAGCTCGACGAGGGGGACGTGCAGGCCATCATCGGCACCCAGGCAGGGGCGCCGGGCGGCCTGGCCCAGCTCGGCCTCGACGGCCGGGTGCCCGCCGAGCAGTTGCCGGACACTCGGGCGGTCGTCGTCGGCGACACCGGCCGCCGCTACCGGCTGCTGTCTGCGGTCCTCCGGAACGCTGGTGACGGGTGGGGGCTCATCGAGGACGGCAGCCACCGTCCGTCCGGGATCACGTCGGTCGAGACCCAGGCCGACCGGCTCATTCTCCAGCACGGTGTCGGCGCCAACCGGGTGTCCTCTCTCCAGGTCACCCCGGATGAGTGGTGGGGCGCGCGCGGCCTGCGCTGCGGTGCCTCGGTCGGCCTGACCAGCACCACCCTGTTCCTGTATCAGGAGCCGCCGGACCGCATCAGCGACGAGGTGTACTACAGCACCGCCACGTCGTCGTGGACGTCTGCCAGCGGGGTGTTCAGCGGGTTCACGTTCTCCGGGGGCATCCTCACCCTGACCCACGAGAACATGGGCGCCGGCGGCAGCGCGGCTATCGGGCCCCGTGGTGCCACAGGCGCCTTCATCGGCAACTTGACACCCACCACGACGCAGGTCGTCTTCTACACCGGCAGCTTCGGCAGCCTCACCGCGGCCACGTCCCCGGTCAACGGGATGCGCTGCTACCTCACCCGCTACGGCCGACGCGCCACCGTTCCCGCCGCGAACCCGGCCAGCGTCGTGGCGTCCTCCGGGAACCTCTGGGTCACCGGCCTCCTCGAAATCCCCTGATCGGAGACACATGACCACCGATACCAACCGCGGGCTGCTGCTGGAGCGCATCGCCCAGACCGAGGATCTTGTCCCTGCGACCCTGCCGGTGGCCACGTCGACGACCCGGCGTGTCCTGCTGCGGGTTCCGGTCCCTGCCTGTCCTGGTGACGTCTTGGACGTGACGGCCCGCGCGCAGATCACCAACGACACCCGCCAGACCGTCGGGGTGGGGCACGCGCTGTGGGTGTACGACGTGGACCTGCCGGGATCAATCCCGGTGGCTGATCGGCCGTGGACGCAGATCGCCCCGCATCTCGCGGACAACTGCTCCCCGGACCGGCACCACATGCCGCTGGTCATGGGGGCGACGTGGACGGTGCCGGAGGACTGGCCGGCCGGTCACCGGGTGATGGTCGCGTATCAGGCGGCGGCGTTCCGCACGTCCCCGGTCGCCGGGGAGACGGTCCGGGTCGATGAGGGGTACGGGCAGCTCGTCGTCCGCCGCTACGTTCCCGCCTGACCCACCCCACCTACCGCCGCCCCGCGCCGACCGGCCCGGGGCATCTGCATGTCTGGAGGACCGTATGGCCTGGTATCCGAGGGCCACCAAGATGGAGCTGCAACCGGAGTCGGATGCGCAGCCCGCGATCAAGCCGACTCAGTTCATCGTCCACTCGATCATCGCCCCGTGGACGGCGAAGCGCGTCTACGAGTACTGGCGGGACAGCACCAACCTGGAGTCTCACTTCGGGATCGGCTACGAGGCTGGCGATGTCGGGCAGTACATCGGTACGGAGACCCGGGCCGACGCGAACGCCGGCGCGAACCGTCGCAGTGACGGGACCGGGGCGGTGTCGGCGGAGACCGCGTCGAACCTTCAGGGCTCCGACCCGTGGACCGATGCGCAGGTGGAGGAGCTGATCCGGCTCGGGGTGTGGCTGCACCAGCGTCACGGCATCCCGCTGCGGATCTGCCGCACCCATGACGACCCCGGGTTCGGGTACCACTCGATGTTCCCCCAGTGGTCGACGTCGGGTACCGCCTGCCCCGGGGCCGCGCGCATCAAGCAGTTTAAGACCGTGGTGTTCCCGGGGATCGTCGCCCGCGCCACCGGCAAGACCACCGAGCCCACCGCCCCGCCGAAGGAGACCGACGTGCCGCTGAGCACCGCCGACGTCAAGAAGATCTGGACCACCGACGGCATCCTCGCCTCGCCGGCGACGGCCGCGAAGGGCAACGACTTCTGGACGCCCGACTCGTACATCCGCGACATCCACGTGCGAGTCCGCGCTGTGCAGACCGCGCTCGACGCGACCACCGCGACCGTGCGGACGCTGGCCGAAGCGCTCGCGGCCCGGGACGACGCGGTCGACGTGGACGCCCTGATCGCCCGGATCAAGGCAGCTATCGAGGGCGTCACCGTGCGCCTGGAAACGGAGCACTGACCATGGCTGCACCCGTCGAAGCGAAGGTGAAGGCGGCGTCGGCCGCGACGTTCCTCGCTGGTCTCGCGATCGCCGTACTGAACGCGATCGTCGCCGACAACAGCCTGCTCGGCCCGCTCCCTTCGTGGCTTCAGGCGCCGCTCCTCGCGCTCGTCCCGTCCGGGCTGACGTGGCTGGCGGGGTACCAGGCGCGGCACACGCCGCGTAGTCGGTACGGGGCCATCGAGTGACCCCGCAGGACCCGGGGGTGTACATCTCCCCGGCGCAGATGTACCAGGAGGTGCGGAGCTTGGCCCAGGCGGTTGGCCGGATCGAGTCGAAGATCGACGGCATACTCGACGAGACGAAGGACATCCGGACCGACCTGGGCGACCACGAGCAGCGGCTCCGCACGCTGGAGCGCGCCCGGTGGCCTCTGCCCACGCTGGGCGCCTTGACCGGGGTGGCTGGTGCTGCTGCTGGGGTCCTCGCCCTCATCCGCTGAACGACCACGCAGCACCGCGAAGGTGAAAACGCTTATCACTTTGCGGGTACCCGTAAAGTGATCACGCCCCCTGCCCTGGCCACGTGCCGGGGCAGGGGGCGCTTCGTCGTGCCGGGAAGGATCAACTGACAGTAACGCGGCTCACAGAAAGGGCCTTGCCCCATACCCTGGCAGTGACGAGCTGGACAGAGAGGGGCAAGGCCATGCCAGTTGATGCTACCCCGGACCCGTACGCCGACCCGATGGCATTCGGTCAACGCATGCAGATCCTCCGGACTCGACGCGGGCTCAGTCGTCCGGTCACCGCCGGCCTGCTCGGCAGGTCCCCCTCCTGGGTGAAGCAGGTGGAGCGAGGAGAGATCGGCATGCCGAAGCTGCCCGTGGTGCTGCGGATCGCCGAGCTGCTGCGCGTGCGCGACCTGGCCGACCTGACGGGGGACCAGTCGGCACCGGTCGACCTCTTCATCGGACCGGGCCACCCCCGCCTCCAGGCGGTGCGCGACGCGGTCAACACCCTGTCGCTCAGCAGCGACAGAGAAGCTCCACCGGCCGCTCACCTCTCCGCCCGGCTGGCGAAGGCGTGGGCCGCGCGGCACCAGGCGGCGAACCACCGAGAGGTCCTCGGTGAGCTTCTGCCTGGTCTGATCAGGGACTCCCAGCTCGCTGTACGACAGGCTGACTCGGCGGCCGACCGGCGCGCGGCGCAGGCGGTCCTCTCCGAGACGTACAGCCTCGCGCAGTTCTTCCTCGCCTACCAGCCGGAAAGCGCCCTGCTGTGGCGAGTTGCCGAGCGCGGCATGGTCGCCGCACAGGAGTCCGAGGACCCCCACGCCATCGGGGTCGCCGCGTGGCTCGCCGCGCAGGCGCACCGCGACTCCGGACCCACGCACTTCGACGCCGCGGACAGCATGACCATGGAGGCGCTGGCCTACCTTGAGCGGTTCCTCCCGGACGCTGATGACCGGGTGCGTGCGATCGCAGGGGCGCTCCAGTTCGAGGCCGGGTACACCGCCGCCCGGCGGGGGATGAAGGGCGCGGCGTGGGGGTGGTGGGACAAGGCGCAGACCACGGCGAAACGCCTACCCACGACGTACTACCACCCGGTGACAAGCTTCTCGCAGGCCATCATGGGCGCGCACGCCGTCACGGTCGCGGTGGAGCTCCGGGCCGGCGGCGAGTCCGTGCGCCAGGCCAACACGGCGGACGCGCAGGCGATTCCGTCTCGCCCACGGCTGGCCCGCCACCGCATCGAGGAGGCTCGGGCGTACCAGCTGAACGGCCAGCAGGAGACAGCGCTGGCGACGTTGGAGCGGGCGCACGAGGCCGCGCCGGAGACGATCCGGTACAACGGCTACGCGCGCAGGATCGTGCTCGAAGAGACGGAGTCGAAGGTACCGGAGCGCCGCCGGCGGGCGGCGGCTCTGGCGGAGCGGCTGGGGCTGCTCGCCGCCTGATGTCGAACGGATGAGCGGGGGGCAGGATTCCTGCCCCCCGTTCGCTGTCTGCGCTCCTACGGTCAAGGCACCAGCCTCTGACCTGGAGCCGACCATGACTGTGCCTGTATCTCCTGCGCGTTCCGAGTTACCGCTGCCCGACCCCGTGACCTTGTCCGACGCGCAGCAGCGCGGCGCGAACTGTGTCTGGTGCGCGGCCCCGCTGGCCAACGCCGCGGCGCACGACCTCGGCGCCCGCCCGCTCGACGCGCACGGGGTCTCGGTCCTCTGGTTCCCCCGCTGCTGCCGCACCTGCCAGAAGGCACGGTCATGACGGCGAAGACTGCGGCGGCCGCCGAAGCCGCGTACAAGATGTGGCTGGGCCACACCTACCAGTGCGCCGCCTGCCGGACTACTCCCTGCGTGACCGCCATACGACTCGGCCGCGCCTGGCGGAAGGCCCGCCGATGAGCCGTCCTGCCAAGCCGAAGCCGCCCGCACCGAAGCCGGCCGAGCGGGACCCGGTACTGGAGGACCTGATCTGGCTCCAGCAGACCCGTGCCGCCCGGCTGGCCGCGGCGCGAGACCAGCAGGCCCGCTGACCCCCCGGCCGCACCCCGGCCGCGGGCAGGGTCTACTCCCTGACGAGATCGGCGAGCGGGACACCGAGAGCGTCGGCGAGCAGGAGGAGATCCGTGTACCGCGGGTCGCGGGTGCCGGACTCGTACCGCTGAATGGTGCGGCGCTCGACCCCGATCAGATCGCCGAGGTGCTCTTGCGACATTCCGGCGGCGCGGCGGGCGTCGCCGAGGCGTTGCCCCAGTTCCCTGCGTCGGGCGGTTGCCCACTCGGGCAGGGAGGTTCGTCTCTGGGGCAC